CTTTAACAATACAAAGTGCAAGTGTTGCTGCAAATAAAGTTCTTGCTTTCTTTGTTGAAAATGAAACAAATACAGATGATATAACAATTAATGCTCAGGTTTTATACCATATAGATTAGGAGAAAATAATGGCGAAATTAGAAACAAAATTAGAAATAATAGCAGGAAACGATCCAGATTACACTTGTACGATGTCAGATTCTTATTCTGAAGTAGTTACTACAAAACAAATTGTGGACAATAGTAATACATTTAAAAGTATTGCTACATTTGGTCTTGCATCATCTATTGCTGGTGATGCTGGAGCAAGACTTTCAGGCTCTAAACTAGTAGTTGTAAAAAACAATTCACCAGTAGGA